ACGTGTAGAAGCAGAACTAGAAAAGTTTTTAGAATTTGACTTCTTCCAAAGAGTAGGCGGAGGCATAGGTATTACACGTATGATTCCTGCACTAGAAAAGATCAGCAAGATATAAGTTATAATCTAGGGTGGTGAAATTGGTAGACACGTATGACTGTTAATCATATGATAGATATACTGCAATTTATTTATCGTGGAGGTTCGAGTCCTTCCCCTAGAGCCAACTATAACGTAATAGATACACACTATTAGACTTTGACATTTTCTTATGCTATAATAATTTAAATATAGCATAAGGAGATATCATGCCACCACGTAATCATAAGAATTGGTTAGCACAACCAAACGTAGAATCAATCAGTAGCACAGCCTACAATTCACCAGAAATATTTGCACAAGAGCAAGAACGTATCTTTAGTAAAGTATGGGTACCTATGTGCCATATTAGCGAAATGTATAACGCACTAGACTACAGAACAACACAAATAGCAGGTGTTAATGTTATTGCATACAACACAGGCGATGGTGTTCGAGCATATCGTAACTATGGCATACACAGTCCTAGTGGTACATTAGAAGCACCTATTGTAACTGTTGAACCACAACTACATTGTGAAGTAAAGCACGGAGGTATGGTATGGGTAACACTAGATCCTAATCCTACACAGAGTGTTGAAGAATGGACAGCAGGAGCATTTGATTGTATTGCTGATGCTATTGACACAGAAGAAATGGAAGTGTTCCACTATCACAAAGCAATCATAAATACCAACTACAAGTTATGGCATGATACTAATAGTGAATTCTATCACGACTTCATGCACTACTTCAATCGTGTGTCAGGATTCAACGATGAATATTTCGCTAGAAAAAATGTTCCTTTTGATAATGGTCATGTTAACGTGTCTAGCTTTACTGTTAACTATACTGAGTATGACGGCTTTGAGGATCGAGGGGAGTTATCTTTTCCCAATCTGCCGCCCAACCAGTGGTACATGGTCGACCTATTCCCAGGCTTCAACTTTAACCTTAGGGGGAGTGCATATCGTAGTGACTCAGTAACTCCATTAGGACCTAACAAAGTTCTTATTGAGTTTAGAGGTTATGGACTACGCAAAGACACTCCTGAAGAAAGACGTACACGTATCAATCATCACAACAGCATATGGGGACCGTTTGGACGTAACCTACACGAAGACTTAATTGGTGTAGCAGGACAAGGAACTACAATGCGTGAAGGCACAGAAGCACGTAACATATTGCATGGTAGACATGAGAATGGAACCATACACGATGAAGTAGGTATGCGCCATTACTACACAGAATGGGGCAAGTACTTAGATGTTGATCCGTATCAGTAAACGTTGGTTTAAAATTTTAGATTGGATTGCTAGAGATACCGGACCTAAACATATGGGTCGCAATTAGTTATAAATAAGTGTAGTATAACTACAGAGACTATTATATGGCTTACTCAGAAAAAGTAATGGACCATTACGAAAACCCACGCAACGTTGGAAAATTTGATCCCAGTAAAGATAACATAGGAACAGGAATGGTAGGAGCACCTGCCTGCGGTGATGTTATGCGTCTACAGATAGAAGTAGAAGATGGAATCATTAAAGACGCTAAATTTAAAACTTACGGTTGCGGCAGTGCAATAGCAAGTTCAAGTTTATTAACTACAATGGTTAAAGGCATGACACTTGATAAAGCAGGTGAAATAAAGAATATAGACCTTGCAGAAGAACTTGCACTACCGCCAGTTAAAATACATTGTAGTGTACTTGCTGAAGATGCAATCAAAGCGGCAATAAAAGACTACCGATCTAGAGCTAAATAACTATACGTTCAGGCAACAAGCCCGGAAGTAGCACTAAGCGAAGGAACGCACTTAACTGTAAAAGGGAGAGTGTTATGAATTACAAAGACTTCGAACTAGCTCGTAAAAAAAGAAAAACAGAATTAGCACATAAAGCGATAATACGTAAAATGGCTGAGAAACGTTTGTCTAGACCAAGAGCTGAAAAAAATATACTAAGTTCAGATCCAAGATTACAAAAAATCTAAAAAAATAGGTTGACTTTTATAATAGAAGATAGTATTATAAATACATAATAAGAAGTAAAAGGATTTTTAAACATGTCACAGACTAACACAACATATATTACTTGTTGGCCACCATCCGGGGGTACGTCTTGACATGACTTTGTAACAAAAGTTATTTTAAGCAAGCCCCTAGCATTAATTTGTTAGGGGCTTTTTTTGTCGGTGCGGTGCAGTTGGAGTGGCACACTGGTCTCCAAAACCAGGATTAGAAATAATCAGGGGGTTCGAATCCCTCCACCGATGCCAATCACTAAGTGGCAGAGTGGCTATGCAACGGACTGCAACTCCGTGTACGCCGGTTCGATTCCGGCCTTAGTGTCCAATTTTATTGTCCAAAAGAGGTTGACATTAGTATATACTGATGCTATTATAGTAACATAATTAATTAATGAGGCACACATGAGAACGCAACCGCAGGCTATTATAGAAAAATTAGAAGCAGACAACAGTCGTCTAGCAAAAGAACAAGTAATACTAGAAGCAATGGAAGAAGGACTAGATGAGTTCTTTGAAGGTGTACGTATGGCACTTGATCCACTTGTTACATTTGGTGTTAAACAAGTTCCTGAGAAAGCAGAAAACGAAGTATTGTCAGCACAAGGTTTAAGTTGGGAAAACTTTAAAGAGCTTGCAGACAAACTAATTGCAAGAGAGCTAACAGGACATGCGGCACGTGATGCAATTATCCTACAAATGAATATAGCAACAGCAGAACAATGGAATGGGTTTTACAGACGCATTTTAATTAAAGATCTACGTTGTGGCTGTAGCGAAAAAACTGTAAACAAAATTGCTAAGAAATTTCCACAGTATACAATTCCTACATTTACTTGTGCATTAGCACACGACTCAGCTAACCACGAAAAGAAGATGGTAGGCAAAAAGCAAATTGAAGTTAAACTAGATGGCGTAAGAGTACTAGCAGTATGCAAAAGTGGCAAGGTAGAATTGTTTAGTCGTAATGGTAAACAGTTTCATAACTTCCCACATATTATTAAAGAGATTGAAGCAGTACTAGAACGTAAGCCTAGTCCATATGATTGTGTACTAGATGGTGAAGTAATGAGCAAAGACTTCCAAGACCTTATGAAGCAAGTACATAGAAAAGATGGTAAGGCCGCAACTGATAGTGTATTACACTTGTTTGACTTTATTCCGTTGACAGACTTTTTAGAAGGTGGGTGGGATAAGCCACAAACATATCGTAGTAACTTAGTCAAATATTGGGTACTCGAAAATCAAGACCTCTTAGAGCACGTTACAGCGTGTGAATGGGAAGAGGTAGACCTGAGTACTGATGAAGGTAACAGACGCTTTGTAGAGCTTAATAAGACGGCTGTAGACGGTGGTTATGAAGGTGTTATGATCAAAGATGTTGATGCACCCTACGAATGCAAACGTACACACAGTTGGTTAAAGGCAAAGCCTTTTATTGAAATTACACTTAAAGTCGTTGATGTCGAGGAAGGCACTGGACGCAACGAAGGAAGACTAGGTGCCGTAATAGTAGAAGGAGAAGACGATGGATACAATTATCGCCTTAACTGTGGGAGCGGTTTCACTGACTCTCAACGTGATGAGTACTGGGCTGAACGTTCTAGTCTCATTGGTCAGCTAATTGAAATTAGAGCTGACGCAAGAACTAAGTCACAAGACAGTGACACTTACAGTTTGAGATTTCCAAGATTCAAAACGTTTCGTGGATTTCAAGCTGGTGAGAAAATTTAATGTATAGAGTAACGGCATACTTCAAAACACACAAGGTGTCACAAATGTTTAAGGATGTTTATGATGCTATTGATTATCGTGATGTAGCAGATGCTCATTACCCTAAGAAAGTAACATTTGAAAAAGGAGTATTCTCAATGAGAGAATGGGTTTATGATTGTTGGAACAGTGTAATGGATGATAAAAGAAATCCTCTAAGTTCCATTCCAGACTTTAGCACACGGCATATGATTATGCAGGTACTTGCATGGATGTGGTGTACAGTTTTTGGTATTATTGTAGGTAGCATGTATATGGGTGTATTCAGTATGGTGCTACACACACTACTACTAGGAGCCATTGCAGTTACAGTAGCAACATTTGAAACAGCAAAAAGGAAACCTGGTGCATTTAATTTTATGAGTGGCTATCACTCATACGGCAGAGGTAGAACATATACTATCTGGCGAGATGAAAAAGGCAATGCTAAAAAAGTTCTATTAGATCCAAATGACCCCGGCGGGGAGCATGAATAATGGATGGCAATTTCCCGCTGGTTGGGAACCACGAGTGAGTAACACAAAAGAAATCGAATTTCTATGTGGTGACAAAAGTGTCCTAAAGAATTTTCCTATTGTGCCGGCAAAGGATTGTTTACCTGATTGGTATAGTGATCTTAAAGCAAACAACGATAACGGTGTTCCGACTATTGCTGGCTGTTGGCCTGTAAGAGATATGGTAACCGCAGGATACATTATACCTAATGTATTTGAACAAGAGATTATAGCACAACAAAATTACGATACAGGAGAAGAAGAACTAGAAAGAGTATTTCCTGTTGAACGAATTGGTCAGTTTATGGAACTACAGAATAAGTTTACTGCACCAAGTGCATTTCATTCAAATCAACAATGTCCTGTACACATACAAGGCAAAAAGAAATCTTATATTAAAGTATCTGTACCTTGGAAGATTAAAACTCCTCCGGGATATAGTTGTTTGTTTGTACAACCGTTTTGGCATTTTGATCAGGAGTTTGTATTAATGCCTGCAATTATTGATACTGACGAATTTGATTTAAACAATCTTAACTTTCCTTGTTATCTAACTGATCCTGTAAAACTAATTAAACCAGGCGAACCGTTAGTACAAGTAATACCTTTCAAAAGAGATAATTGGAAGCACACACTTAAATATGAGGTTCCAACACAACGAAGTAAGATGAACTTATTTCTGCACAATATGTACAAACGTGCTTTTCATCAAAAGAAAAGTTTCCAATAATGCTTGACTTTTTAACAAGTCGGCTATATACTGTTTATACACATTAAAGGAGTGGCACATGGCTAGAGTTAATAAAATCACAGGTAGAGCTGTTAAGAAAAAAGTGGCTCGCGGTGCACCACGGTTAAGACGCGGCGCTAAAATGACAGAACCTAGCTGGGAAGGTTGGGAAGAATGGACCGGCGAACAATACCATCGTGCGGCACAACATGCACGAGATTGGTATTATCAAAACTACAAGCCAGCAGATTTATATCCTGCGGTCGGTGCTTGGATGGAAAAGAACGGTTACACAAAAGAACAGGTAAAACAAGTAAGAGCCGCACCTACACATGCATTAAGTGTTACTGCTGGTATTACTGCTAAACTGCTAATGAACGGCATGCCTGACTATAATAAAAAGCATGACGAGTATTGGTCCTCACTTCCGGGTACTATGGGGAATACTGCTCCTGCATCAAAGTTTTTAAAAGCTCGTATTGAAGAAGCAATGCAACAAGGTGC